ATGATTAAGTCTTTCAAATACCGACTTTTTACCAACAAAACCCAGGATATATCGCTGGGGAATCTTTTCGACTCCGCCCGTTTTCTTTACAACTGTGCATTGGAGCAGCGCATTTTGTGTTGGAAACAATGGCGCAAGTCTATTAATTATTACGACCAGGCTAATACGCTTAAAGAAATCCGCAGTTTTCATGAGGGACTTGCGCAGCTTAATTGTTCCGCTTCGCAAAACATTCTCCGCAGACTGGATAAGGCTTTTCAGGCTTTCTTTAGACGCATTAAATCCAACAACAAGCCAGGATTCCCACGTTTCAAAAATCGTGATCGCTTTGATTCGATTACTTTTCCGACCTATGGCGATGGCATAAAGCTGAAAAGGGGGAAACTCTATGTCCAGAATGTTGGGAATATGCGGATTAATCTGCATCGGGAACTGGAAGGCAGAATCAAAACTGTTACAATTAAACGGCAGAACGGGCATTTCTATGCCGCTTTTTCCTGTGATGAAGTTGAACCTAAAAGGTTGATGACTTCCACTGATGAAATCGGGATTGATGTCGGCATTAAGTCTTTTGCGGCATTGTCTAACGGTGAAATCATCGACAATCCAAAATATCTGAAACAGTCTGAAGAAAAGTTGGCGGAACTCCAACGCAAACATTCTAAAAAACGTACCCGTAAAACAAGAAAAAGTCTTTGCAGTTTGCATTCCAAAGTAAGCAATCAGCGTAAAGATTTTCTGCACAAAGTTAGTAGAAACATAGTTAGTCGATTTGGTCATATTTTTGTGGAATCCCTGAAACCCAAAGAAATGGTCAATGGCAAATACAGAGTGTTGAATAAATATATTAACGATGCGGCATGGTCGAAGTTCTTTGACTTTTTGTCTTACAAGGCGGAAGGGGCCGGTAGGATATTTGTCAAAGTCCCTCCACGGGGCACAACGCAAACTTGCAGTTCCTGCGGTCAAATTGTTCCAAAAGATTTGTCTGTTCGTACTCATAACTGCTCCTGTGGCCTAAATATCGACCGAGATATCAATGCCGCCCTGAATATCTTAAGGCTGGGGCACAGCCTTTGCTCTAAGCAAGAAGCCGTCTGCTTTAGCTGACGGAGTTGTCACTTATCCACTCCTTATATCCAACCTTGAAGTCTCTCTCTGCGTTTCCTTTTTTCTTCGTCTGAATTTGATATGTTTGCTATCTTGCTTTGTTCTGCAAAATAAGCCTTTTCCCTCAGCGCTGCCTCGGCTGTCTCCTTCTGGTTCCTGAATGGCGAAAACGTCAATCCCATTACGCTCGGCCTGTCTGCATATGATGGCGTCCTTACGACAGGCTTTACAGGCGTAACTTTTTCTTCCTGTCTGACCGGAAGCGCCGGCATTGTTATGGCCGGTTTCTGCGGGGTCCTGATTTGAGGAACTTCCGGCTCCCTGTCAAATTCCCGGCTTGATCCCTGCGGCGGTCCACCTTGCTGGTCTTTATTTGTCCTGAAGCCGCCCAGGAGAAGTTGACGCGCCATAGCCCTATCTTCGTCTGGAGCGTTCATGTCTCCTATAATTGCCGTCAGTCCGGCAATATGTTCTTTCCCAAGCCCACTCTCTTTTTTGGTCTGGTCGGTTTCGTATTTCCTGATATTAAAATCATTCGTCGTTTTCTGGTTTTCCACTCTCGCTTCGAGGTTGCCAAGGTTTGTTTGTGTTTCCGCTTCGAGCATTGCCCTCGCCATCGATCCGGAATTGTTTTCTTTGGCCAGATTTAATTGTCCTTGATTGACAAGCCCCTGTTTTTCCATATCGGTATTCCTGCCGCGGATATCTTTCCAGTAAGCCTGCCCTGCCGGAGTATCATCCCATGACATATTCACTCTGGCCAATTCCTGATCGCTCCTGAGTTTTCTATCTTCGTTCTGTTTGTTTTTAACCATTTCCAGAACTTCATCGATAAGGCTTCGCAAATTTATTCTTCCCATGGCCGTACTCCTTAATTCTTTAATTTGAAAAATGTCGCCGGTATAATTACATAATTGGTTTTACTTGTATTTTTGTCCGTTTCTTTAAAAACAACCTGATTAAGCGTCGAAAATGCTTTAGTCGCTGCGCTTGCCGTGCTGTCCACTTTCAGAACGGCCACCCTGTCGCCTACGCTGTATTCCAAAAAATCAGAAGCGGAGATATAAACGTCGCAACCCTGAATCGCGACACAATAAAGATTGCCGATGCCGCCGTCTGTTCTATCGCCTTCTGCCGTAACAGACTTTACAATCCCGGATGTAAGATTATTTGTTTCCATCCAGTTTCCGGCGTAAAGGAACGGAGAAGACTCTTGGAACCACCACACATGAGGCGGCGTCGCTTCCGGGCGTACAAGAATCCCGACAAATTCACCGGGAACGGGAAAAGTAGAATCCTTGTGAATCCAGTACCGAAACCACTTTTTCGGCTTAATATCTTCCCCGTAATCCTTAATATTCTCAGCCCACAATTCAACATCTCTTGCTGACGCCGGCGCATAAGCGGAACTGCCGGCTGAATTTTTCTCGTTTTGCTGATAATCAGGCGTTTCCGGTTTGTAATATCCAAGCCCTTCAATTAAATGCCGTCCATAACAATAATGTTGGCCGGAAAGTGCGTTTCCTTTGGCGTCCTTGGCATCGGGGAACATTGCCGGTGTGCTCTGTACGGTCGGCTTGTATTTGTCTTCCAGACCGGAAATAGGTTTTTTCTGATGGTAATATCCGGAAGAAGCATAGGCCGCAAAGGGATAGCCTGTTAAGTCTGTTTCCGTGAACAGCGAAATCACTTCCATGGCGCCCAACTGCCCTATCGGGAAGGCAATATAGCCGACATAATCATTCGGATTCGACTTAAATCCCGGCGATCCTTCGGACGGATATTCAAACGATAATCCTTCCGGGCGGAATTCAAAAAACGCCGTATTGATCCAGTAAACGCCGTTATTGGCGTACTGCCACGGCATTGCTACATCAAAATGAAAAACCGATAACGTCCCGGGAATGATGTTAAGCTGCTTTGCCATGTCCGTTAAAACCTTCATGGGTTTCAATCCCGGAAGATAACTTAAAAATCCGAGGTTATCAGACAGATAGGTATCGTATTTGAAATATTTAAAATCTGTCCCATCGTAATATTTTTGCATCATATTTTGATGAAAGGCCAGATACCACAAATCATAGCCAATAGGAGCGGCAGAAATATTGTCTCCAGCGACAATATCGCCCGGCTCCATCGTGCCGACAAAATCGGCAAGTTTGCGGACGGCATTGGAAAGGACAGTCCCACTTCCAGACAGTCCTTTCATGCTTTCCAGTTTTCGCGCTAATTCTTCCCTGTTCATTTAGCCTTCTGTATCACGTGCGTAAGTTGTGTTGCGATTTCGGCGTTGGCCACAGCCTCAGCAACTTCGATTGCCGCGTTTGCCCTCGACCAATCATTGACGGCGCCAGCCGCAATTTTCGGGATCGTAATATTTGTGTCGATATCCGCCTGATTAATTTTATCGTCGGTGGCAAGGTCTTTTTCAAGATCAGACAAATCTCTGCGGTTCTCGTTGATCAATAATTTTTCGCTCTCGCTTCTGTAAAGTGCATACTCTTTTGTATTGGCGCGGAGAGTGAGTAAATCCTCTTTATTCTGGCGAATCGTATCTTCATTATCCATTAATGTCGTCTGGATGTATGTAAGTTCGGCATCCGCATCATCATACTTGGCTTGGGCAAGAGTAACCCTGGCTTCTGATACCGGTATTTCTGATTCAATGATTGCTGTCTGTGCCTTCTCAATGGCCAGGTCGTCGGCCAAGAGCCCTATCTTGGCGATTGCCCTTTCTGTGTCGGCAATGTTAATCTCTGTCCGTGCCTTCTGAACGTCAATATCCAGAAGCTCAGTCGCCGTCCGGACTGTCTGAATTTGTATTCTTATAATCTCATTGGCCACGTCCAGCTTCCGGTTGTCCACTCTCAGAGATTGCAGTTCTTTCTCGGCAATATCCTGCTCGACGAGTGTATAATTGATTCCTTCAATTGAAATCTGTGCTTCCAGTTCGGTAATCCGGGCATTATTTTTCTGTATTTCCGCGGCAACTTTAGCGGCCATAGTCTCCAGCGCTGCCCGGTCAGACTCCAATGCGGCATATTTGGCATCTGCAATCGCGCTATCCGTTGCGATTTTCTCCCGTCCGGTCTCCATCTTCTGATCATGGATAAGTTTGTCAATCCCGGCCAAATACCGTTTAGACACGATATCCGCGACAACAATCTGTCCCTGGACCGTGAGCCCGGCTATTCTGGTGTTGTAATCCGTAAGCAGGTTTTCGAGTTCGGCGTCTTCAATCTGTTTCAAATACGACTGGCCGTTAAGATAGGCGTTTGCGTATAGACCGAAAATAACGACTCTTTCTTCTGTTTCTGTGCTCGTAAACGGAAAGGAATAGGTGAAAGGTCTCCATATCCTTGCCTCCCGTGCTGTATGTCTTGCTCGTGCTTCGTCCGACATATTCTTATCCTATCAAATGGGTGAGACTCGCTGTTATTTTGGCCGCTGCCTGAGCATCGGCGACGCCACGCATCCGGTGAATATCCGCCGCAGTAGAACTGGCTTCCGCGGCTTTTTGCGCCTCGGTGATCCGCTGGGCGCTATCCCGTCTCGTTTCGTTTACCGTAGAATGAATCGTTTCCTTATCCGCAAGAATCTTTGACTGCGTGGATCTTTCATCGTTCTGCACAGTGTTAAACGATTCATTAAGATGATCCTGGTATTCGGTCTCTTTATCCGTTTCAATCACAATAAGATCCTGCTCATTATCAAATTTCTTGTCCGCAAGGTCTCTTTTGGCCTCATTTATCTCAATATCTTTCGTTGCCGTTTCGATTTCCTTGGCCATCCGCTCAACGTCGTTTTCTGCTATTTCTACTTTCGCCTGCGCCTGCGCCGTTTTTTCGTCGGCAATGTCCTGTTCAATCGCTATCTGCGTGGGCATTAAGGCAGCGTGACGTTGAATAGCCGTCGCCAGTTGCGTCAGACCCGGCACCAGTGTTTGTTTTTTCTCGGCTACTTCCCTTTCAGCATCAATTAACTGCCGGTAATAATCTGTTTTCCCGGCCTCCAGAACGATAAGCTCCCCTTCTTTTACGATGATTTCTTCAATAATCGGGAGAAGCTCTAATTTTTTCTGTGCTGTAAGCAGCTTTGCATTGGCCAGTTGGACTTCGTAAGGCGCGGTTGCCGCATCCAGATCGGCCAATGTTTTTCGGTATCCCTCCATTTCCAGATCAATGGCGCTCTTTGCCGCGATATAGACAACCTGCCGGGCATCCACCTCAAGAGCGAGTCGCGCAAGAACTTCTTCTTCCGTGGCCATGCCCTGTTTGATTCCGGCAAGCTCATGATCCCATGCGGACAACAAACCCTGCTTTTCAAGTTCCCATGCCATTGCCGCGTCCGCGTAATCGACGTTATAATCAATTCCCGCCTGTTTGAGTTCGCGTTCAATCGTTTCGTGCATTATTTTATAATTAAGCTCCGAAAGTCCCATTTTGGCCGCAAGTTCCAGTTGGTTTTCAGCGTCATAAGCGTACCCGGGCAAATTCAAAAACCCGCGGCCGGCGATTTCATCCAACAGTTTTTTATGATCAGCGATATACTTCCCGATTATCGGAGTCTTGCCGATGCGCCATTGCGCCTGTTCTCTTAATAATTCAGACATATTATTTACTCAATATTACCGGTATAAGTTTAATCACATCCAGCGTATCGAAGTCCGCTACCGCCAGTTTCCATTCTTTTGATTTTTGCTCATGGGAGAAGACAACCTTACCCTTCGTGTCAATGGTATAAGCCTTCCTGCTGCCGTCTTCACATTCCAGAATCATCACCGGAGACGCCCCGCTCAAACCGATATATCCCCTTCTGAATCGCTTTTCATTACGCAATCCGAAATCCGTCATTGAAGAAATCATTCCAGTGTGAATCGTGCTTCCGGCGTCCGTGGTCCCGGTCAGTTCGTAAATTCCCGTATCATTCGCCCCGAAAGCTCTATTCTCAAAAACACAATACGAATTAAAGTCGAACCCTGAGTACATAGACGGGTAAAATTTAGGCGTATTTAAGACGTAGCATTCATAAACCTCTCCAGCCAGATCAACAATAACGTTCATGGCCAGCGTGTCATACACCGCATTGTAGAGCGTTCCCTTTGATGTTATTGTCTCGGTCAGAACAAGAGAATCGTTGAGGGAAAGCCCCAGCCGATTGATCAGACTTACGGTGTCCGCAGGGACAAGAGACTCCTGCACGACGTTGATAAACGTGGCAATCACACTGGACACGTCAACCGCCTGAAGGGTATCATTTATGATTTCCTGCCATGCGTTTAAGGCTTCGTCAGTTAAAACAACGGATTCACTTACCGATGGATAGCTTGTCCGCGCGGCCGTCGCAAGGTCGGCAAAACCCATCCATTCAAGGATAGCGAGGGCAAGCACCCATGTCGGAGCGTCCGCAATCGTCAAGTCTTCCGTGATCGTATCGGCAAACGTCTGAACCTGCTGGGCAATGTCGTACAGATTTAAAGTCTGGTTGATAGTCTCCTGCCCGTTCCAGTTGTTTGATTGCGAATCGACCAGTGTAATCCAGTCGGAAATCATCAGGCCAAGCTTCCATTCCGGCGCGTCGGTCAATTCAAGACTCTCTTCGTTTGTCACTCCCCATCCGTGTTGAAGCGTATCCCAAAGGAAAATTAAATCGGATATGGTAAAAGACAATACCGGCGACGGAGCGTCCGCAATAACCAGAGATTCACTGTTTTCCGGATAGCCGAATAAACGCGGCGCCGGAGCGTCTCCCATAGCCAAACTTTCGTTGATTGATTTAGCGTCTATCGCTGTAAATTCTGCCGATGCGCTGGCTTCTTCTGCAATCATGTTTCATCACCCATGTAATCAATCAGACCGTCAAAATTATCCGATGCCGCCGAAGCATTGGCGTTTTCATCCATGGAATCCATCAGGCAATCAATAACGGCGGTTGCGCTTACTGTTTCAGAAAGACCGTCAATCAGTCCATCAAGCTCAGTGGAAACGCTCACATTCTCTTGAACAGACTTACCGCCTTCGGTTGCCGTGAAGGAATCCGCAACGGATACTTCTTCGCTTATAATATCTGCGGTGGTTTTAGTAATTATTCCAATATCAATTTCGTCCGAGTCCGTTTCAATCTCTAATTCTGGAGAATAAGCGGTTATCGTAATCACGTTACCATCTGCCGTGGCGACAAACTCAGCGCCTTCAATGTTATTAAGTGCCGCTGCGATATTGGTCGCGGTCTCTGTGGTGTCCGCTCCGATTTGAATTTGGTTCAGGGCGACAGGCGTAAAATCAACAAAGGTAAAAACAATATCCTCACCGCCCGCGCTGCCTTTGAGGGTTAGCGTGTCGCCCGGAGATGGATTGCCTGATAAAGTGATTGTGATGTTAAATGTTATTTCGGTTAATACCTCGTCTATCAATTCAAAACCAATATTATTGTTAGAAGATAAATCTCCAAAAAGAAGAAGCCTAATTAACGAGCCGGAATAAACGCCGCCTGCGTCCGAGCTTGTGTAAATGCCCAAAGACTTACTTCCTTCAAATATCTCAAAGGAATCTGTCCATAGATTATCAGGGTTTGTTATGCGAATGGACTCTATACGTGTCACATTGGCATACCAACCTTCAATCGCATACGACGCTAATCCTATGCGATTGTTTTTAAAATACATCTGTGTTGTGGTATAGATCAGTGATCCATCAATATAAAATATTATTCCCGTATCGTCTCTGCAAACCTTTAGTGTGTGTGTGCCCGACAATCCAACAGGGTGGCTGTATGTTAATGACGATGATCCGCCAAAATATTGATTGATAGTGACTTCATTATAATAAAATTGTATCCGTATGCCAAAAAGATTAATGATAAAATATGTACTATTACCATTTACATCTACGTGTTGTTCTATTAAATCAATTTCAATTTCAATATCCACAACGAATGGGTATGCGACATCTGTTACCGCATGGGCATACCCATACGTGCCTGAGTTTAATAACAAACCACCGCTAACACTGATTTTTTCAGCCCCAACTACTACTCTCCAATCATCAAGCGACGACACGTCGATATAATGTCCCGTATAATTTCGTGTCACTGGTACGATAGTCCACTTATCCCAATCTGAACTTATTGATGCTCCAATGACTTTAGTTGTCGTATAACCTACGTCGTAGCTATTATAGTCAACCGGCGGCTTCCCTTGATGCAGGCTTACTATATAAAGCCCGTCTTCGGCAAATGCCATTTTGCAAATGCCGTTGTTGGTGTAGCATGAAATATTTAACCCATCAGACGCATAATTAATCATCGATCCGATTTTATTTAATTTCGTTTTAAAAGATATCGGGATAGAATCACCTATGAGAGTGTCGGCATAAACCACGCTGGGCGAGTCTCCTGTGTCAAGACACACAACGTCGCCATCTTTCGTAGCGCTTCCTGATCCTATTGTAGTAAATGTCCAATTGTCAAAATATGAGAAGGCCGATGTCGCCACGGGTTCATCGGGATCGGTGCTATCTCCGAAAGTGGGTGCCTGTACCTCTTCAGGAAACGATATTGAAATAGTGACGTTCCCCGGCAAGTCAAAGTCAGCGATAGATGCGTAGTCGCTCCATCTTCCAGTGGCCGGAATATAAAAACTTGTCGCGCCGTTGACGGTTATCGGGATGCTTTTGCTCCCCTGCGATAAAGTGGCGCTGGTCGCAAGGACAGAGGAAACCCCGTTCCCGGCAAGCCAAAACCTAGCAGAAGGCACTGCGACGGTTACGGATAATGTCTGCGTCACCGTGGCCGTAATCGCCTGACTTTTGCCTATTCCGGAAGGGCTGATCGGGTCGCCGTCATAGAATATTTGAACTTTAGCCATTTTTATACATCCGCAAGAGTAATTGAACAAACAACCATCAATATATCACCATCAACAACTTCTTTTGCCGTCGCAAACTTGCTCGACGCAAAGAGAGTACCGCCGCCGGCCGCATCGCCTTTCGTGCTCGGGGCTGTGCCGCCGCCGCAAAGAAAAGCCCCATAAATCGTCTTGGTGGCATTAATTGTAAACGTGGCTTTGCTTGCGCTATTGGTCGTTATTTTTGCCGTGGCTTCTGCCTCGACAAAAGCCGGTCGCGTAGCCTCAGTATAAGCTGAACTTTCGGTAAAGCCCGGAGTAGCATAGGTGTCTGTCACCAATGGCGTATAATTATTCTCGAATAAACCCATATACCAGGTGGCTATCGCCGTGGCTCCGTGGAAGGTTACGTTGAGCATATGGTTCAACCCTTCCGTGGTAATGACGTTTTTCTGCGCCCATTTATCAATCAGATTCCCCTTGCGGTAATGCTCAAATTCCCACCATGTCCCAACGGGGATAATCGATTTTATCGCCGGTGAGCTGATAAGGCTTGCTCCAAATTTTGCAGATACAGGTATTTTTGCTTTCATCTGTTTTCTCCTTTATAATCTATTGGTCATAGGCAGATATGCGATCCCCAAAAGATTGGCTTCATCGGCAATGCCTACGCCGGTTAAAATTTTTGATTTGTATTCCTGACCGTTTCGCTGGATTCTCTTTATATTGTCTCCGATATCCACCGTTTTCCGGAACATCCCAAATCCTTGAATCCGTGTGTTCCCCTGTTCAATGTGATTCCAGAAATAAGGAAGTCGCTGGTCGTCGTCATGTTCTCCCGTAAAAGACTGAATATCTTCCCCCAGGGCATGGAAATACTCGTCTACGGCATTGAGGCGGCACCAATAAGAAAAGTTGCCTACTGCGGAATTGTACGTATAAGTGCAAACCTGCTTATCGTCTGCGCTGTACCCGAATATGTAAGATATTCTATCCATACCTACTCCTGAATGGGCGGCACTGGCCAACTGACCCAATCGTAATATTGATATTGATAATCGTAGTACCCGTCAGGAGAAATGACCTCCGCACTAAAGCACCACCACCAATAAGGAATTTCTGTAATTCCAAAACTGTTTTCTTCCGGTGGGGCAGCCGGAATCGTGGAAAGAATCGTTCCGTCCCTCTGGACAAAACCTATTTCCGATGCGTAATAATGGCTTCCGTCGTAATTAACCGTCGGAACATCCGTCACGCTTTCCTGATACAGTTCATTTTCGTTTAATCTGAATTTATAAATGCGCTGTGTCGGAAGAGTCCCCGCCCCGTAAGGCGTTAGATAGTAAATCCAGTCATTATCCTCTGAAAAGTTAATAGAAGGCGAACTAGGCATATGATAATACTTGTCATAAGGGAGATAGTAAAAACTCGGATTTTGTTTGCATGGAGCCGCAAACGGTCGTCTTTGGGAATCCTGTGGAAGCGGATACATAATATTCAGCAGCGGATCAAAGATGTAGCTGAAATAATATCCGAGGGGCGCATTCTCGCATCCGGACACCGGAGCAAAAGACGATATAAACGCCCAATTACTTCCAATTTGACGGCGGCGGCAGATAAACTCTTTTCCGCCAAAGGTCAACGCCGCGTTAAATCCAACTGAATCGCTGTTTAAATCCAGCGCATAATCACCGGCCGTCGTCTGAACCACAAGCCACGCATGACCGGTGCGCGTTCCTTCGTCAGGGGCGGATATCTCACTACACTCGATATGCAGGGCGGACGCCGGATAACCCAAATCAAGAAGGGCTTGCGCTTTCGTCAGCGCGAAATCTTCGCAATCTCCGCTCTGTCCCGCCGTTAATATCTTCCAGTTATCATTCCCAAGCGGATCAGGCACATACGAATGAGCATGGTTCACATTGTAATTGACCGTCTGTAGATCAGCCATAACCTGGGCGGAATGGGTTATTTCCGTATTTAGGTTATTAGTCACCAGCGGATGCGACGGGTTTGATGCGCAGAAAGCAGTCCATCCGGAATACGGATTCGGCCAGAAATACAAGCTGGTGTGAATGTAATACAGGTCACTTTCAACCCGGACGCCGTTTCGCATGACATTGTGTCTGAATTTTTTAATGTTCCACGTGAAAGGATTCGATATGACCGGATAAGGAGACGCCCAATTCTCAAGCTTTAATTCATCGGCGTATTTCGTAGCTGATACCGTCACCGCCGATTCTGCAAAATTACATCGTGCAATTTTCAGATCGTCGCCGTCATTATAAAAAACAAAATAACCATCGCCGTCCGACACGCAATGACGGGCGCCGCTTACATGGCCTATCACCTTAACATCGGCCAACGCAGGGGACTCTACCTTCTTTTTCATTACAACAACCTGATCACCAATCACAAAGCCGGTGGCGCCGTCTTGGATAGCCCCGTTGCTCCGCAAAACGGAATCAGGCTCACAATGATAAAAGATAAGGGCGTTGAACACTGCCGATCCGATCTTAACCGTGCAGGTATCGTTCGATTCGTTCAGTGTTATGATTTCGCCTCGGAGATATTCAAAATCAAGAACATCCCCGATATCGATAAAGTCCTTAGTCGGCATCATTACGCTCCGTTAAGAGGTTGTGGCCGTTATAATATACGTTACTGCCAATACGTCGTTATCAATAACCGCTCTGGCTGTGGTGAATTTCTTCGCGCACATCAGCTTGCCGGTGGTGTCGGTCTTGGCCGCGCCCGTGCCCAGGAAAGCGCCGTAAACGGTAATTGATCCGGCAATGGTGAAAGAAGCTGCCGAAGCTGCATTGGTGCATGATCCTGATCCCGCCGCCGCAATCGTGTAAGCGGGTTTGTTGGTGGCCGGAGAATCATAATCGGCGTCCTGGCATTCACCATAAGAACCAGCCGCGCCGAGTTTCGCCGTGGCTGTATCGGTCAATCCCGGGGTGACATTGTTTTTGAAAATTCCGACATACCAGATTGCTGATCCGGCTTTTGAGGTTGTGCCGAAAATAATATCCAGCAGATAATTGAGCCCTTCTGTCGTGAAGGTATTCCCGCCCTGATCGCACGAGTGGATCAGCTTGCCGTCGCGGAAATGGTCGGTAAATACATGGCCGTGAAAGTTTAAGCCGGACTCCATGAAGTGCTTGGCCGCGTATCGCGTTTCCGCGTTGTCCCGAATGTTTCCCAAATCAATGGGTATTGCCTTTTGTTCCATGATCATTTCTCCTTTGTGTTAAAATAAAAACGCCCGCACCTATCCCGTTCTGAGATAAATGCAGGCGTTACAGTTCCGCGAAATCGCGGCTTATACGTACCTGTTATGCGTTAAATTTCCACACCTCCACGATACACCTTGCAACTTGCCGAATCGCTAAAGCAGGCACGGGTTACTTCTCCTTCCAACGTTTTATTATGGGTGTCGATTTTACCGTTTTTAAAGGCATTATAAGTATCTTCATCCCGGAATCCCTTTCCGGTTCCCGTGACACCACTTTTAAAACTGGTTAAAAACTGAATGACGCCTTCCATGTTGCGATACAAAGAAGCACCCTTGTCCGGTATGCCCATTTTCAGTTTGTTTTTGGTCACATTCAGGAACTTACCGGAGGAAAGACCGATCACTATACCGTCTTCGGAAGTCCACATAGGAACATCAACGAAGTCTTTTTCCGGCGTGCCAAGCGTCCAACTCAATTCCGGAAGATTATTACAATAGGTCAGCGTGCCCTTGATTGCCCCCGTTCCGGCATCTTGAACCGTCATTTGCTCAGGTATGGTTCCTGCCAGAAAGCGCGTTCTTTTCTTCATGCCGATAAATAAGCCGGTCGGCACTTTGGCAATCATGGTCACGGTATCTTCAAACTGATATTTGTTTGACGTTAATTTGTACCAACCGAGATTAAAAGGTTCGGAATAATAAACGTCTGGACCAACCGAACCCCAAATACGGCCAAAGGCATAACATAAATTTTCCATGTAAGGCGGAGGAGAACATAAAAACGACGGCAACGGTTCAACCGTAGGGATATCAACTATCTTGTTGGTCGCACCGACTTTATAAAAAATACCTTCGTCGCTGTCAGTCACCCATACCAAGGCACCGGAAGGCCTGTTTAATATCTGAATTCCTCCCTCTGTGCTCAATGTAATTTCAGTTATCGGACTATTGCCTGAAATCTGATTGCCTGAAACATTGGTCATGCACACTCGATAGGTACCGGCAGGGAGATTGCCGTCACCAGTTAGGAGCATTGGACCGGGAGGAAGCGGTACGCCCCAAGAAGAGAAAGAATTATCAGACGGATTAAAAACTCCTTGCCAGTAAGGGTTGGATATATAGACTTTATCCTCTGCATCGATGTAGGAAAGAGGATATTTAGGCCCGGTAATGGCAGTTATACTTGTCGCCACACCCTGAGATATCCGGTATAAATACCCGCCGGCAGCACATAACATACAAGTGTTTCCCGCCCAAAGGCTGTGTGCGCCGGCCAATGTGATAAAAAGGGTTTTACCCTTACGAATAGATAAACTTCCGTCAAGATTAACGTCAGCATTGAGAATAACACGCGGAGACAGTAACCCCTTGGAAGTAAGAAACTGTTCATTGACGTTATTGGCGCCGGAAAATCCTTTTGTGTTGATCTCACCCATTAATCACAAACCCCACCGTCCTGATAGGAATCATCCCCGTAATACTGAGGTTCGCTGTCCTCTCCGATAAACTGAACCAGCTCAAACATTGCTTCCATGAATTTGCCGGTATGATATTTTACTCCCACTCCGGCGTTGTCTTGGCCGTCTTCAATCATTTCGCCAAATATCTCTTTACAAACATAATGTTTGATTAATCTAAGTTGTAAGTGTTCCGGAAGTTCATCGGGAATATCGCCATCCTCGGCAAGATCAACCGGCCTGCTGTAATAATGCAGACCTATGGCTTCCGCCGCAGCCGGAATACCCTGGTAATAGAGTTTGTTACCCTTGATCGCCACCTGATATATTGAACCTGTCTCCGCCAATGTTTTATCATTGGCATTGTTCAGAAAAAGTTTGAAAGAGTAATAATCGCCGCCCATAGGCGCAGAATATTTCACCCCTGAACTATCCAGCACCATCGTCACTTTGCGTTGATAGTCAGAAGGAAGGGCTACATAAGGAAGTGTTATTGATGTGTTTACGGTGTCATACTTATAGAGATCCGGCAATGGGGGAGAAATGCTTTTATCCGGCATATAAATCCCCCCGGCTATCGCAATTCGGGCAGCATTGATCCGTTTATCAATAGTTGCCATGAAAGCTGAATCCTGAATTATGGCATCAATCGCCTCGGTTAAAGTGGAAAGAGTTTCCATTTTGTTACCTATGAAGAAAAGCCCTCTCCCTCTCGGAGAGAGGGCTTCTAGCTGAGGTTACGCTTTGATGTTACGCTTCGCTCGGTGTCTGTGCGGCATAAGCGGAATCATCAAACTGAATAGCGACAAAAACTGCACCGCCGGCGGAAGGTGTTATCTTGATAACCTGATTTGCCACTGTCGTGTCTTCAGGATCAAAGACAAGTTGTCCGTTGGTCGTATCAGGAACACCGATTTCCGGAACAAGACCATCGCCACTGACTGCCGTAACCAGATTAACCGTTGTGGTATTGCGAGCTACTGTCACAGTATCAGCGGCAGTAACTGCATTGGTCTGCCAGACCGCGGTTACTTTGGCAACTGTACCACGGCAGGGAACCGGAAGATAACCTACTGTAGGTCCGACCAAACCGGCACTATCTACAAGAATTGATAAATCTTTCATTGTAATTCTCCTACTCCTTGTTATGGATTATTATAAGTTATGGAGGGAGATGTAACTCCCTCCCCGTTATTTAATTAATTTACGCTTATGCAGGAACGGTCAGATTGGTATGTCTGACCTGCATCTGCCGGTTCGTACAAATGAGATTGCCGCGGAAACGGGTATCAGCAGAAAGGTTGTCCGGCTGGCCCAAAATTCCCTTGTGCATCCACACAGGATTCGTAAAATTGTAATCCTTGTGAGCTCTCAAATGCAGGAAACGGAGATTCAGGGCGTCGAAATAACCTGACGTCTGGTAGGTGTCGGCAACAATCGGAGCTCCCTTGTGGACGATGTTGTTCCAGCCAGCCTTAACGATTTCCTCGTTGGCGTATCTTTGCTGGGGATGCAGGGACAACTCGTAACCGTCGCGCAATACGGCGGTCGTGACACAGAAATTGGGAAGATATTCATCGATATCACCCATGGCCGGTGTGCGCCAGATACTCTGCAGCACACTAAATCCAATGGTTTCCGCCGTGGTAATGACGTTTGCTTTCCATGCCGCCATATTGTCTTCGGCAATGGAACCGTATTCCGTCGAGGTCGTGGTGTCAAAAAGATTTCCGAGACCGTCGATACTGATTCCGTCCGTCTGGCGAGCCATAATCTGAGACGAAAGATCAATCCGGATGGCCTTTTTGATGCTTTCGATTTTTCCTTTGGCCAGATCAATCATCGCCTCGTCACCGGTGCACTTGGTCAGATCGTCCAGATCCAGCGAATTGGAACCGTAGGCGCCACCCCATCCGAAACGGGCCGCGTCGTAGATTTTCTTTTTCGACTGGTTAATGACGGTCTGAGGACCATACGCACCGTGATTCGAGGATGCGTATTCCAGGGGAACCTTGATCATAAGGCCGCCGTCAACGGTCTCATGATTTTTTACTTCCCAGTTGTTACGGGCAATGGCATTGCCCATTAATTTATACAGCAAAGCCGAAGCCTTGCTAACGATATCAACAGAGTCACCCATCGGAGTTTTCATCCAATAGTAGGTGCTTACCGCATTCAGTTCATCTAAGAGAGCCATAGCTCAATCTCCTTTCTATTTGAGAAAGGCAAAAAGACTTACCCGCCACGAACTGCCGCCAAAGCCGCTTTCGCGCCGGCGTCAGCCTCTTCACCTGTTACACGTTGAGGGTTGGTTACAGTTCCGGGAGACTGCCCTTTCGGGATTACCTTCCCGGTGGAATCCTTGCCGTGTTGCAACTTGAGGATTTCCTTAATCTGGTCGCGTTCAGTGGTTGCGTCGGCCGCTATTTGTGCAGCATCGGCCGCTTTGATGGCAAAATAAGCGCTCATGTTGTCGTGCATACCGGTTCTGTCCTGCGCACGAAAATTTTTAATTCTCGTCTGCATTTCCGGCGTGTTGAAATCCTTGTTATCATCAAGGAATTTCTGCTGGGCGGTGGCTGAATCACGGCTGGCCAGTTCTTCTTTTAGGAATACCTTGGCTGCGCCGAGTGTTTTTTCGTGCTGGGCCAGTGCGGTGTATTTATTCATCTCCCGATATAACTTGGCCTGTTTTTCCATGACTTTTTCATCCATGGGATCAAGTTTTGAGAGTTGAGTTTCAATGTCCGCAATCTTGGCCTCGTACTCAGACGCTTTATCGGCTGGATCAACCGTACCTTTGGTCGCATCGCCCTTTGTGATAGCCTCTTTCAGTGATTCCGCCAGCGTTTGTGCCTGGCTTCTGACCTGGCCCAGTTCATTCCCCTGCTTATCAAAGGCGCCTTTTAATTCCGTATGGCCTTTAATCAGTTCGGCTACGGACTTATAATTGGTGCCGGGAATAAAACCGTTTTCATCCAGTTCAATCGCATTGGGATCGGGCGGATCGCCCTGTTCACCCACGACGCCACGCTGGTTCATAAAAGGCTTCAACAACATTTTCAATAACACGCTAATTTTCTTCATTTTCCCGCTCCTTCCTCGGCCAGTGTTGGATTTCGTGTTATCCCTGTCGGGCACGTTTAGACTGGTTGTCCGAATCAGAAAAAATAAAAAAACCCGGCTCCGCGGCACATTGCTGTGTTATCCACGAAACCGGGCTTGTTAGTAACTCTTAGAGTCTTTTCAGTCCCCGTTATGTATTAAAAGATCGATTACCTCATGAACACGTATTTAAATATTCCCCTGTTTGAAAATTGTTTCCTTGCTATTATTCCTCAAAAACGATGATGCGATAAATCCCTGTGTCACATTAAGTTCTACCATTAATTCAATTTTATCAGTTTTTTTCCCTGAAATCAAGTTTTTTATTTGTTTTTCGATGGCGGACTTGATCGCGTCTATTTTATCTTGCTCGGTCATATCAGGCCTTTTGGATAAGATTGTTTTCTTTCAGATAGCGTTGGTGCTCTGTCCTTGATGTGATATGCCTTGCCGCCCTGTCGGGCAATGTCATGAGAGCGGACGGCAACCATTTCACGTCGTTGATTGAATCACAACGGATGGCGCCGCTTTGGGCAATAATCCGCCTGGCCATTCTTCCGCACCCGGGTTTTGAGCATCGCACCTTCTTCGGGACACTGTCCATCCGGTGGACCTTCTCGGTAATCGTCTTACACAGTTTGCACTCATATTGGTAGATTGGCATAGCTCACCTCAATGCGGCTTCTGGATGTCGCCGGATCCGGCAAGTACCAGACCGGAAACAGCCTGACGATACAGTTTTTTCACTACTTCCTCAGTTACATCGAAACACACATGATTTACCGGGAGGTTCATAACGGCGGGTTTCCATGGGATTTCTCCAACGGCAAAATGAAACTGTCCCGTCTCTTTATCGTTGGCAACAACCAGATTGCGCGGCTCTTTGATGGTTAAAACGTCTTTATTGTCTTTGTTGATCCTCTCTCCAATGATGTAGCCGAAACTTGTGTTGACCAATACCAGCATATTACCTCCCATTGTTTTTAAGTTGTTCTGACGATGACATGACGAATTGCCTTATCGCCATCGCCTGTTCTTCCGGCAGTCCTGAATCAACAAGGATTTGCAAGGCCTGATCCACTTGCGATTCTGCCGTCCTCTCGACCTCTTCCCTCCAGTTCGGCCAGTTCAGCACTTCCAGTAAACCTTTCTGGCCGATAGCTTTCTGCTCATATAACTTGAACGCCAATTCCTGATTCTGTAATGACGTTCTTGGCGTTGTAGAGCCGCTTTCAACCACATAGTTGTATTTACGGCCGGCGAAGTTCACGCCAAAGAACTCATACGTCTCGTCATCAACATTGACCGAATCGGGCTTTGTCCCAAAGTTTTGATACAATCCAATAGCCCAGCGGCTGCGCTGCTCAGCCAGATAATCGATGGATGATGTTTTCGATTGCATCAAGACTGCGTTTCTTTCTTGGAGTGCGACAATCGCCTGCGCTGCAATCACGCCGTTGGGCGCCACGCCCCGGTCAGCGTCTTCAATCTGGTAAACACGGTCGAAAAACCTGACGATCAACTCCAGAACGGCAAAGAAGGTTTGCGGCAGATTAGGCACCTGCATAAATTCAATGCGGGCATTGGGGATTGTCGGCATCAAAATAAGTCTTCCGGCATTCTTGATTGTGTTTTCAATCATTTCCTTTGTTATGCCGCAGTTCTTCTGCACAATGAGCGGCGGCGTCATGACGTTGATCACCCATGCAATCAATTTGGAGAAGATAAGATTGATCTTATTAAGCAGGTCGCCCACCTGTTCGGCGGCGGAGAATCCCCATACTGATATTCCATCTCTGTATGAATTGGCGTAGTAATACGGCAGGCGTCCCCACGGGTAGGTATTAATCGCCAGTTCCGTAGGCAGTTCGGGATTGATATTTGGGTTTTCGCTGTCATCCAATACAATAATCCCATCTTTCGCCTGAGGGTCTTTGCTCTTTGTGATTGTGATTTTGCGGATTCCATCCCGATAAACAGGAATCTTCGTTGTCATTTCTTCGAGTACCGGATAGCCGGTCTCTTCGTCCAAAACCACTTCTTCAGTGCCCGGATCAACGAATGGCCGCCGTTCTTTTTTCGTTGTAAAACTGTTATCTCTTACCCATACCTCGATAACCAGACAGCGCTTAAGGGATTGATCCTGCGTCTTTCCCGCGGCAATCGTCATGGGGTCGCTGTAATTGCCGATTGATGTATTTTGGGCGCCGTAGCCCTCTCCCTTGAATTTCTCTCGTTCTGTTCCCATGAGTTCATAGGCTTCATCTTCCTGAACATTGCTGACGCCAAAGAATGATTCGATATCAGAGACGAATTTAACATAGGCAAACGCGATATACGGAGCATCTTCACTGATGTTTTCCCAGTATCCGGGAGCTGGGAACACCTGAAACGGATCGGTTACGTCAATATCCGGATTGTCCTTAGATTTATCCCAGGACGGCTTTTCTCCGGTATGCCCGTATATTTCCATAGACCGGGCGGATTGCCGTATCTTGGGCAACTGGTCCGTGTCTTTCCACCACTTTTTGAGGACCATGGAAAGTACTTTTTCAGATCCTTCGCCAGTACCGTCCAGATCAACGACCTCGCCGACCGGATTGCGGGCGGTAATATTGGAGACCGTTCTTTCGATATTCGCAAAATAGAGATTGATTGGGGTGAGGACTTTCTTGGGTTGCCTGGCGCCCTTCATGCCGGTCTGCTGCTGGGTCTGCTGTCCGCGATAGAGGGCGTAATTATTTACGAAGTCTTGAGGTTTATTGAGGCGTTCTTTTTCGGCCTTCGCCGCGGAGAAGAGCAAATAGGCATACGGCCCAACATCAGGATCGTCTTTCGGTGGCAGTTTTGATAAATTCCATTCTCGTAACATAATAAAACCCCGCTGGTTAAGTTCCAA